AATCTAAAAATTCAGTAATGATATCACGCAAGAAAGCAAGATCATAACGGTCAAAATCATAATCAATTTCAGTTTCGCCCAGGCCATCTTCGTTAAGACGAAAGGTCAAATGACAATGCTGTTCACTGATCCATTTGCCAATGACATCAAATCCACTATCTTCATTACTTGCTATGTTGGTCATTGCTGATCTCCATTGGGTAAATTTGACTAATAACACTCAGGTGCCATAGTGCTTCACTTAAACTGGCAATCTCAGCAGCTGAAGCAGCCCAAGTGTCTGGATTGTTCAATGCTGTGGGCTTGTTGGTTAACACAGCTTGCAAGCGTTCTGCTGTTAGTCGCATGCAGTGTTCTAACTGCCCTGGAAACTTTTGTATAAACGCTTCACGATGTGCATGATTGACCTTTTGCATAATAAGCGTATCACGAGTCATACGCTGTTGTTGTGCTTGATCAATCATTGTGTCACGAATGATTGGATCTGTCATATTAGGCCTTTAAGTCCCAAGGATTGTGTGCAACTGTGTCATTCAGACTTACAAACTCACGGTCAATCCAAACTTCCCATTGGTTAGTTCTGTTGACTTTGAATGTCTGCATCATGGCTCGCAGGCGTTTGCCTTGTGGAGTTAATGTGCCGTCTTCACGCATCACAACTTGTTCACCTGTGCGTGGATCAACCCATTTGATTACTTCTGGACGAACACGACCAAACTTGTCAATCTTCTCTCCATGAGGGCGTTGTTCTAGTGGACCAAGAATTTCATAACTGATCATGCCATTGTTGTATTTGCGAAACATCATGCTGACTTTTTTATCTTGTGCTCTGGCTTCATCATCTGGATGAGGAATTACATTGCTAATAAAGATGTTTTGTAGTTGGCTGCGATCTGGCAATGCTGTACTACGTGCAGGTGGTTCCTTGATTGGATCAATAGGAACTAGTTCTGTGCGGTCAATGTATGGGTTATCACCACCAACAAATTTAGCATCAACTTGTTCTCCATTCAGCACATCCATTGCCACTTGATACTTTAACTTGTTTGCACGACCTTTTAACTGTAGCACAATACCAGTTTCGTCGTATACAAAACGCTCTAGGTCTGTTGCTGTTGGGAAGTCTGTCATCAAGCCATCAATGTCGTATTCACCAGCAAATGCGGCTGCAGGTGTTACTGGGGCAGGTGTGGGAATGTCTAGCACTTCCTTGGCCACTGTGTCACTGCGTTTTGTTTTTGTTGTTTTTGCAGGAGCCCGCTCAGGTGTCGCTTCAGGAGCGTCCCAAGGATTGTCCGCAGGTTTGTTTGTTTGCATTTTCTTTTCCTTAATTTTCTATGCTAAAAGCAAGGGAAGTCTGTTCCCTTGCTGTACTTACTTAGTGATTAAAAGCCGCCGCTTTTACCGCCACTACTCTTACCACCACTGAATCCAGGACCCATTGCGGCATTCTGAATTTGCTGTGGTACAACTGATTGCTGTCCTGCAGGTCCTAAAGGATTAGGAGCATTGGGATCTACAATTGGCGCTGGACCAAAACCAATTTGTGGGTTACCAGCCTGGCCACCAAATCCAAGTGGATTGTTACCCAGGACGTTTGTGGCCTGTTGCATTACTTGTTGTGGACTGACTCCTGGAGCCATTGGTGGTCTAAAACGATTACCAGCAGCTGGTCGCATTACGCCACCACCTGGATTAAATTGTCTTGGATTACCAAAGCCAGATCCCATTTGTGGGTTGACTCCAGGTGTTGTTACTGGATTGTCTTGTGCCTGGCGAGCTGCTCTATTATACAAATCTCCAGCTGCTGGAGGTGCGCCATAAGCTGGTGCTGGGCCTCCACCCAGGCGTGGGCCACCAAAATTAAATTGTGCGCCCATACCTCCGCCAATGGGATTACCATTGTAGTCTTGCCCGCCACCGCCAGGAGCACGAGTATCAGGACCAAATGAAAATGCACCCATGATTACTTCTTAAATTTCTTAGGCAACTTGCTACCATCAGCAGTGGGATTCTTTTTAGGACCTGTGTTGCTGTGTAAGCCTTCAAGAGCTGGATCAATTTTAGACTGTGTGCCACGACCACGCATTTCTAATGCATCTGTGATCATACTTGCAATCTTACTACGCTCTGAACCAGAGGTAGCTTTATCGTCCATGAAAGTTGTGCGCTTGGTTGCGTTACCAGCATTGCCTGTAGTAGGGCCACGCTTTTGATTAATGGCTTTTCCGCCTTGTGGATTTGAACTCATTTTATTTTCCTTATACTAGAGTGATTGGAGTAACATATACTGCTGTTGATGTTGCAGCCACCACAGCAAAGAAGATTTCAACTGGTGGCTGTCCAGCGGCATTTACTTTGATATATTCAGTTGTGCCTGGAGCAATACAATTGCTACCTGTGTTGGTTGCAGTTACTGGAATTACTGCTGTAGGAGCAGTAGCGCCTGTTCTGAAAAACACAGGCTCAGTGGCGCTGGTGTTTACTACTTTTAAAAATGATGGGCCATTGGCGCCATCTAAGCCAACACTGGCAGCGGCTGGTGTAATGCTACTACCACTGGATGAGGCTGTGGCTGTTAGAGCAACTGTGGCTCCTGCTACGATGTATGCAGACATTATAGTTGGTTCCCTTTAGTTGGGCCACGTCCTACATTGATACTGTCAGCGTTGCCTTTGTAATTCTGTGTTGCTTTAGGCTCAAATGCTCTAGTGCCGCCTGGGGTGCGAACTTGTGGATTAGCACTGCCTTTGAATATGTCATGTCCAGGATGGCATGCTGACATTGAATCAGTACCAGGAGTAGACTTGCTGCTCTTGTTACCTACTGTTGGGCCACGACCAAAGTTCACAGTGCGTCCATCATTGCTGTGACCTGTGTGTTGGTTCTTGGCGAACTTATCAGCTGAACGGCTGTAGCCTGGACTTGAAGTGCCAGTTGCGGCATCAAAACCAGGAGTCGCTGCTTGACTTCTTGCTTCTTTCATATTGTTTTCCTTTATGTGTATTGCCGCTTCACTACGGTTAGTGGCATAGTCTTATTTAGTATCTGGTATAACACCAGTGAGACGAGCAAGTGCTTCTGCAAATGCTGCTTGTTTGGCTTCAATTGCATCTTTGCTATCAGTAACTTCAATTTTGGCAAGACTATTCATAACCTTGTTCAAAATCAAATTGTGGTACTTTAGTGTAGTTTGCTTGTCGCCTTCATTACGAGCCAATAAAAAGTCTTCTACTAATAATTCTTCGTAATCTCTGCCGCCAGTTTGACGGTCTAATGTATCTAGCAGGGCTTTGATACTTACTTGGTCGCGGCTACCTTTTGGGCGACCTGCCCCTTTACGGGTTCCACCGCGATTGCTTTTCTTGTCAGTGTTCTTTTCCATACTTTTATTTAGCATGGCTACCGCTGCGACATTAAATAAAGTATCACTTGAAAGGAATAGAAATGATAGAACATGAATGGAGACTTGCTGACATGAGCGATACAAATGATATCGTCAGCATGGCAAAACAACACTTTGAAACAGAGATTGATGATATCTTCTCGCCTGAAGTACCTACAATGACTCGTAATATAACATTTGCTATTATGAATCAGATCTACTATCCAGGAACGCAGATGATTACAGTGTGCAGAGCACAAGATGATAACCGTTTACTTGCTTATACTTGGGCCAAGAGTGGAGATCGTGCTTGTTGGAGTGATGACCCAATGGTGATTGTTTGCATGGCACATGTGGATCTGGTATTGCCATCGCGCATGCGAGTTAAATTAGTAAAAGATATGATGGAGCATTGGGAACGTCTGGCAAACTATGCTGGCAACTACATTATTTGTAGTACTACGATGCGTCATGATCAAGCAGGCTTCTTAAAACTGCATGAACGTGCGGGTTATAGTGTGCGTGGATCATACGCATACAAGCGATTAAAGTGAACACAACACAAGCCACGCCTGCCAATTCGTTGAACCCAGGTTAGAAAGCCGTAAAATCGCCTGGTTCTTGATCGTGTTCTTGACGGCTTAACTTAATGTAGAATTTAACATCCAGATTTGCTTGGCTAAACTCAGAACTTGTTCTTGTGCGTAGTTGGCAATCTGGGTTTCATCTTCTAATTCAGAAATTACAATTAGTTCACGATATTCATTTGCTAAGAATTCTAAATCTTCTTTGACAGCTTCAAGTAAAAAGTCAGCACTACCAGATAACTCATCTGTGCCAAATTGACTGTCTGACAGCACTTCACTAATATCACAAGGCATATATTCACCTAGTGTGCGTAATAGCTCGCCAATGAAATCAATTTGTGCTTGTCTAGCTTCGTAGATACCACCAAGCAATTCATGATCGCTTTGGAATGTGCGACCAGTAATGTTTACATGTGCCACATGGCTACGAAAGTAAACAACAAAGTTGTCTTTGAAGATTTGGGTTAGTTGTTCTGCTGTTGTCATATGCTTACTTACCTACGAAACTGTGGCGGTGCCATCTGCGCATCATACTGTGCAGGATTGGCTTCGTACTGTGCAATTTGTTCTGGAGTCCATGGAGCACCTGTTAGAGGGTTAATTTCCATACCACGCATACGACCTGCTTGCGGAGTCTTAGGACCCAAGTCTGCACTGTATCCAGCAAGACTGGCCACATTGGCACCTTTTAACAGGTTAGTGGCCATTGGTGCAAGTTTGCTCAGAGCCAATTGTTGCACAACTTGTTTGGCACGATTTACAACACCTTGTTCTGCGGCTTGAGCAATAGGAGCAGTGGGCACAGCACCAGCAGGAGCAACTGGCCTTGCTTGCATTTGCATTGGGCGGCCCTGGGCATCTACTAAAGGACCTGGTGCCACTGGCATTGGTCTGGCTTGTTGTGCGGCTTGTTGTGCGGCTCTTGCGTCAAAGCGATTTTGAATGCCTTGCTGTCTCAGTTTTTCTGTTTCTAATTCAATTCCTTTGCCGCGTTTATACATTGCACCAGCACCTAAGCCAGCGGCACCTAAACCACCCAATCCAATCTTGCCAGCATTATCAATTAATACTCCACCAAGTTCAGCACCAGTTTGTGCCCATGTTTGTCCTGCGCCTTCAGTTGGTGTGCCAGCAGATTGTGCTTGGCTGTAAACACGACTAGGTGTGTTAGGATCAACTTCTGGCAATTCAGTTGTGGCCGTTGCAGCAGGAGCAGCCTGTCCTTTAGCAGTGCTCTCATCTTTTTGCATTTCAAGGATGATGGCATCACTGATACCACCTGCTCGTAATTTTTCTACTTCTGCTTCTGTCATATTATCTTCCTAATAGTTTCTTAGCGGCTGCTCGTTCAGCGTTGGCTGTACCATAACTCCACTTACCTGCTTCAGCATCATATGCAGGAACAGGATACATTTCAAACGATTTGAATACCTTGTCACGGAACACACTGAGTTGTTCTCGTGTAGCGTCTCTAGGTGGAGCAAATGGTTTCAAGAACTGTGCTCTAGCATCTGCAATACCTTCATACGCTTTGGTATATCTTGCGCTTTCTTTTGACCAGGCATCATTAAATTTGACTTCATCATTCAAGTTAGGATTCTTGGCAATAAACGCGGCTTTGGCAGTGTCCAAGTCACCAGTGAACTTGCTACGGTTAATAACTTGTAGCGCACCCAGTGGTGTTGTTTCTGTAAAGTTTTGCAAGTTGGCTGCTTGGTTGGTCTTCATATCAGCATTACTGATTGGTCCACCACCTGTGTTGGTCTTCAATGTCTTGCCGTTGATACCACTTGTCAAGTTCCACATTTGCTCTAATGCACTGCGTTGATTGCTGTCTAAGCCTGTGCCTTTGACATCTTTGTAGAAGTCACCTGAGTTGTTTTCATTGTAAGCACCTGTCAACAACTTGCTGATAACATTACGACCACGATCATAGTTGTCACCTGAACCATTGTAGATATCCAAGATGCTTGGATTGTTTTCAATGATAGCAACTTGTTGTCTACGAGCAGTTGCAATGTCACGACCATTATTGCCTTGTTCAAGCACTGCTGGCACAGTTGTTTTAACAAACTGTTCTTTGGCAACTTTACCAATTTCTCTTTCACCAGTAATTTGTGCTGGTGTCTGACCGCCTACGGCTGCTGGAGCAGTAGTTGTAACACCTCCAGGTGCAGCCGCACCAGGAATGCCTGTTTGTGTAGTTGTGATAACACCACCAGCACTTACTGCCACTGGCTTACCTGTGTTCAAGTCAACTAGCGGAGCACCTGGAGTCTGTGACGCATAACCAATGTTAGTGCCATTCTCAAAATTAAACTTACCAGCTGCTGCTGCACCTGCTTCTGTGTAACTTGTAGGACCTGCATAGCGCAATTTGATACCTGCTGCTGTTTCAGCTTTCTCTGCGGCAACACCAATTGAGGTTGGCTTCCATGTGGCATCATACTTGAATGTCTTGCCACCAGATTCAACCACTGTGGTTGGCTTATTATTACGATCATATGTTGTAACAACACGACCTTTCTGGCCATCCTTTTCCACGTCCTGCATTGATACATCTGGCTTGGTAAACTTAACACCAGCGTTGCCACCAAACTTAATTAATTCATTTTCTGTGAAAGCAGTGCCATCACTCTTTACACCTTCTAATGGGCGTCCATTGGCAGCAACTTTAACAAGTGCATTTTCACCATCAGGACCTGTAATGCTGGTCCACTTGGTGCCAGCACCTAATTTTTGTTGTTCTTCAGCAGCAAGATCTGTTAGTCCCAAGCGAGCATACAACACTGCCTTTAAGAAACTGCCTTCTTCTGTCTTGGGCTTGCTGGCTAAAGTTTTAGCAATTGTATTCTGATCACCAGCAGCAACCATCTTCTCAACTTGCGTTTCTGCGGCTGCTGTTTTGCGTTCACGGTTCAATAACTCATATGCTTGTGCGCCTGCACGCTCACGAATAAAAGCAGGTACTGTAGAATCTTGACGCAGTTTCAATAATGCCATAGGGTCATCTTGCACTGCTTGATATGTGCTGATTGCTTGTGCTGATGGACTAGCTACTGGAGCAGGTGTTGTGGGCATACGCAAACCCAGGCCTGTTTGGCCAGTGCTTAAACTGTATGGGCTTACTGCTTCTGGTGCAGCAACAGGAGCTTCTGGAGCAGTCAGTGTAGGAGCAACAGGCGCTGTAGGAGCTGGACGCTGTTGTTGTGCGGCACCTGATGCTGGAGCAGCCACGCCACCCAGGCGTTGATCAATAATTTGTTTTGCTTTGTCGTAGCCACCGTTGGCTTTGATAGCACCTTCACTTATGGTGCCATCACGCAAGTAATTTGCAAGACCTTGAGCACCAATAAAGTGTGCGGCTGCTAATGTGTTGGGATTAACTTCAACACCCAACTTGCCCAGGTATCTGGCATTGTTGTTTGTAACTGCATTTTGTGCCAGTTCCATTTGTGCTGGAGTTGCTTGTTCTTTACGAACACCTGCCAATGCTGGATTAGCACGTTGTGCATCTGTCCATGCTTTGTCTGTGATGCCATACTTGCCATATGCGCTACTCTTACTACGATCATGATAACCAATGTCATCACGTCCACCAGATTCCATTTGTGCAATACGTGCATTGTAGTCAGAAGCAGCAGCTGGAGCAGCAGCGACACCTGTTGATGGTAATGCTGTGCTTACTGCTGCGGGAGTCTGTGCATTTTGTCTTGCTTGTTGCGCAACAGCAGCATCAACACCACCAAATTCATCAGTCTGTCCCTGAAAGCCGCCAGGTGGGGCAACTGGAAAGGCCTGCGCTGGTGCAGCACTTGGTAACTCTTGTGTTGTCTTTACAACCTTGGTTCCGTCAGCACGAGTTTCTACTTGTTCTTTCTTAACTACTGCATCAGGCTTGACTGGAGCAGTGGCAGCATCCATACGTTCTTGAAATGCTTTAGCTGGGTCTTCAAAAGCAGTTTGTACTTGTCCAAAACGATCCTTAACACCTTGTAACTTTTGTGCAATAAATGAACCCAGGGGATCAGAATCAGGCGCAATAGGTCCTGAACTGGGTGATGGAACAATTAAACGGCCTTCAGCATCATAGTAAGTTCCAGAGCCTTCACCACCAGCCACACCAGGGCCGCCAGGCACGTAGCCACCTGCAACTCCAGCAGCACGAGCCAGTTGTTCCGCTTCTTCTCTGCGTTTTCTATCTTCTTCTTCCTGGCGCAAACGTTCTTCCTCGTAAGGATCACGCTGTCCACCTGTGTATTCACCAAATGCATCGTATGCCATATATTATCCTTAAATTTTTGCGCCAATATTCCAATTGCTGGATGTTCCTGAACTACTTTGTGTACCACGGAAGTCTGGATTATAACTTCCTGAAGGTGTACCAAAGATCACTGAGGCATATTGGTTGTATAACTGTTGTGGAACCATGGAGGCTGTTACTGCGCTGCCTGAGGCTCCTAATGCTTGTCCAATACCGCCTTGGCCAAGTTGTGCTAATTGTGCGCCAACACCTGCTCGTTGTGCGGCAATTTGTTGCTGAATGTCAGCAGCAGTTTTCATCTGTGCGCTTTGTGTTGCGCCTGCCAATTGACGATCTGCTAATGCTTGACGGGCACTACCTAGGTTGCCAGTGCCACCAAAACTGCGTCCTTGCATTTCTACGTTTTGTGCATACTGTGCTTGTGCTGGTGCCAATGCGGCTGCAATTTGTGTGCGCTCATAATCTGGATTAAACAGACTTTGTAAGCCACTGATACCTGAGCGTAGCGCACTTTCACCAGTGCCACCCAAGGCTTCTTGTGCTTGCATAGCAGTGCGAGCTTGATTCTGAGCAGCATTTAGTGCTCCAGGAGCATTCTTATTGTAAATGTCTGTGGCACCACGAACAGCACCTTCGTATGTGGGTGCAATTGTTTCTTTGAAGAACTTGTTTTGCAGCGCAATTTGTTCTTTTTGTTCTGGAGTCATTTCTACAGTTGTTTGCGTGCTGCCTCCGCCTTTGCCAAAACTCATGATGTATGTCCTTTATTGTTAAGTTATTTAGCGTTTAACTGTTACGCCATTGCTGTAACCACTCTGGTGGAATAGCATATCCAGGTTGTGCTTGTTGCTGTGGCTGTAAGCCATATATCAACTGTGCAGTTTCTTCTGGAGTTAGTTGTTGTGCAATTTCCTGAATGCCCCAGGGCACTACAGGTGCTTGTGGAATATTCTGAGCTTGCGCTGGGTTAAATGTAGCACCAGTTTGCATAGGTGCGCCACCCCAATAGTATTTGGATTGAACATCATTTGTTGTGTTGTAGTATGGCTGTGCTTGCATAAAGCCAGGACTTAGACCAGTTTGCTTATTAACGTCACTCCAGGTTGTACCAGGAATTCTGGGATTGCCAGGCACTACAGGTGTAACTGGTGTGACTCCATCGCCACCACCACCACCATCACCACCACCTCCATCACCACCCCAGCCACCGCCATCACTAGGTCCATCACTAGGTCCATCTCCGCCACCGCTGCCGCCACCATCATCACCAGGTCCGCCTGGACCTGCGCCACCTGCTGCTGCACCTGACTCTCCAGATGAACCACCTGGCCCACTACTTGAGCCTTCGCCTTCACCTTCGCCTTCACCTGTGCCTTCACCTTCGCCTGTGCCTTCGCCCTCACCAGTTCCTTCACCTTCACCAGTTCCCTCACCAGTTCCTTCACCTGTGCCTTCACCAGAGCCTTCACCAGAGCCTTCACCAGAGCCTTCACCAGAGCCTTCACCAGAGCCTTCACCAGAGCCTTCACCAGAGCCTTCACCAGAGCCATCTGCAGAACCATCAGCAGCGCCATCTGCGCCATCTGCGCCATCTGCGCCATCTGCGCCATCACCACTTCCTGAGCCGTCACCACCGTCACCTGCTCCGCCATCGCCTCCGCCATCGCCTCCGCCATCGCCTCCGCCGTCTCCACCACCACCATCGCCCCCGCCACCATCACCACCACCGTCACCGTCAAATTCTAATAGACCAGTGTATGGGTTAACAGCACCAGAGCCACCACGCTGTTTTAATACTTGCGCTTCTTCTTCAGTAATGTGTGCCAGGATGGTGTCCTTGCCAAGTCCAAAACGCTGCAAGTGTTGTGCAGCTGATTCTGGATCAGGTGCTACGGGACCAGATGGGATAGAGCCGTAAGCTGGATCGCCTTTGGCACGTTTCTTTTTGTTGACGGGTGTGCCATCATCTGACAGCATTTCATCTGCTGGTATCTGATAATCTTTGTTCTTACTTTTTTTATGTTTTGACATACCCGTTCCTGTTATTTCGTTATTAGTTTGCGAAGATGTTCGTAATTCTTCAAGGCCTTCTGATCGCTCAGATTGGCCGCTTCAATGGCGCATAGTCTATTTAGTTGAGCCTGTGTTAAGGTAATTGGATTACCCGTATTGGCATCAACCAGGCGTGTATTGGTGGCCAGCGCACGTTCCAACGCATGTGGACGACGAATGTAATGAAACAGTTCAACAAGACTGGCGGCTTCTTCCCCAATTACATTAACAACTTGCGCACGATCTTCTAACTTTAGTATTTCTGTCTTGAACGCATTGGTGCCAAAGATACTGTGTAGCGCACCAGCATTACAAGAGACTTGATCATAATCATTTGCTTTTAAGATATCGTATGTGTTAAGCAAGTGAGCAGCCAGAGTGCCGCCTGAATGTTTGATCTTGTGTGCGCCAACTGCTGTGACAAACTGTTGAATGCGATCACGCTGTGTGTCAGTGTCTGCTGCGCAAAACTTGAACATTAGCGTTATTCTCTGTGCGGGACAAATGCGTGTGACACTCCTGGCCTGATGTGTTTTGGCACCTGGGAACACAAGTCCTTTGTTGTACTTGGGCAACTCAGCGTGAACAATGTTATAACCATCATACACCATGGTTTCGCCGCCCCAATCACGCCGCCATTCTGGGTTCATGTAAACAACCAGGGTATTGTCTGCATCACGCTTTGAATCTGTATGTGGATAACCTTCTACACCATAAGTGTGACTGTTGACATAACAGCGTAGCAAGCATTGGGCTCCCAGGAACTGTGACTGTATGTAATGCCATGCAGTCTTAATGGGTTCTGGCAGTTCTGCAGCGCAGTCTAGACTGTTGTAAACTGGCGCTCCTGTAAAGTCATGATTCCAATGTGTGAACTCAATGCTTTTGTTTGATGCCCAGCCATACCGCCAAGGCACAGTGGAGATATGTTCGCTTACTTCTTTAAGTAAACTGGCTGGCAGTACTTGTGCTATTTGTTTAAGTGTCATTGCTTTTCCTTTTCTATACAATAATTATGCTGTGTTGTTATTGCTTGACAACCTGACTGCTTAATGTTCGCACGTCAATGCTGTCACGAGTCACTTGCATGTTACCAGTTGAGTTTACTACTCTGAACAATAGTTCCAGACGATATGAATAAAAACCAGGGGCGGGTTGATCAATGAATGTGTTAAACACTGATTCCAATAAGTCCAGACTGCCAATGCCCAGTAGATCAATAAACAGATCTGACTTCTGCGCAATTGTTTTATCAAATATGGTACGCAAGTCTGGACTGTTTACATTGCCAATGTTGATCACACGGTAACGATTGATAGCGCAGGTTACTCTTAGGAAAGAATTTGTAGTGGCATTGTATCTGACACGCTGTCTTATCTGACCACTAATAAACACACGATCAGTTGCACCTGTAACAGTGGCATTGGCAATACAGTCTGTTGAAATCCAATCATTGGGTGGGGGCACTGCTGTGCCCACTGGAGGTTGTATTGTGTTGGTGTATGTGACAGTGCCGCCTGCACCCACACCTGGATTGGCAATACTGCGTGTGCTTTTGACAACAGCATAAGTTGTGGTGCATTCAATTACACCTGCGCCAGTATAAAAGTAATCATAGATGGGCACACTACTACCACTAACACGCACATTGTTACCAAGTTCAAAAGGTGGAACAGGTTGAGCAGCGTAATCAATTCTGATGTTGAACGGACTCAGCCAAGTAATGGTGGTTATGGCAATGGGCGCCACATATAGATTTGCATATTCTTTTTCATAAAATGTTACCAGACCACTTACTGGTCCTGAGTTGGCCACAGTTACTGTTATAGTTCTGGTATCTGCATCAATGCCACCCACAGCCACAACTGCGCCTGTGCCAATGGTGCCGCCTACGTTGTTTACAAAGTAACCTTCTTTGATACCTTCAACACTGTCCACCAGTAAGGTAAACGCAGTGTCTCCACCTAAAGTGTTGACGCTGACGCTGGCAATAACAAATGGTGGGCGGAAGTTGCCAGTTAGAAATGTGTTGTTGTATCCACTAAGTCCTGAGAAGTTTTGTCCCAGGCCTGATGGACCGCTCAACACATAGTTCAGCGCATCAACAGCCGCGTCACTGTCTTGTTCATTGTAGGTTAAAGGAAATTGACTCATTATCTATCATCTTCCACTTGTGTAAATTGCCATGTGGTGGCCTGACAGCTCCAGATGTTGCTGCTGCTTTTGTTGCTTAGGTTCAAGGTGTTGACACGAAAAGCGTTTTGGTTGATCTGTGCCCAGGGTTGATCAGTGTCAGTTGCCACTGCTTGACTGCTGACAAATTGTGCAGTTTGTCCCACTGAGTTTGCTGCACTAACACCCACAGTGACACTGCCAATGCGACTGGCGCCAGCACCTGAGCCCAGTGGCAAACCTTGATCATCTAAGTTAACAATCTCTGGCAAGATACGATGCACCATTAACTTGCCAGAGTAGTCCTTGATCATTTTGATGTTGCTGCGTTCAAATTCAGAATTAATAGCAAGACTATCTAAGTTGGCATAACCTTGATCTTTTTGCACTGGTTTTGTATTTGAGACTCCACGTGCATATACAACACAACGTGAGCCAGAATTGCTTGTGTTGTAACCTACTGCGTTTGCACCAGGGGCAGTTAAAAACTCAATGCCTCCTGCATCTGACACTGACAGCACTGTGATGTTGATATCGTTAGCTGGAGTTGCTCCGCCTACACTGGTGCCTAATATCTTTAGTGTGTCGCCTACTGCATAACCTGTGCCTTCTGTGGCCACAGTTACAAGGTACTGTGTGCCTTGCACAAACACTGAGAGTTTGGCTCCAGTGCCGCTGCTGCTGACCACTACAGGTGTCAATGCTGCGTAGGTCACTGTGGTGCCTGTCCATATTGGACTTTCACACGCAAAGGTAGCATTAAAAACTTGTCTTGGTGCGTTCCAGGTCTGTAGGTCAGTACGATAACTCAGCATGCGATCTGGTAATCCCAGTGTGGCCTCCACTGTGGGATAGTAAATCTCCACTTGATTCTTCTGTGTGTTCATGTTCAGAAACACACGGTCAACATATCTGGGATCCAGGTCACTAAAGAAAAAGTTCTTGACACGCTGGTTACCAAGACCATCAAAGCTCTGTCCATTAAAGACCCAGATGTCACGTGCATCAACGCCATACACCTGGTTGTCACTGTTGCACCAACAGTTGGCACTTAACAGTCCACGACCCAGGTTGAATAGTCGCACACCCAGGATAGGTGTAATTGTTGTGGTAAAGTTGATTGGACTCAGCACCACTGTGTCCCAATAACTTTGCAAATACAAATTACCGTTACAAGGAAACGCATCTAGCACAGCGCCACGTAACGGAACTTCAAGTTGGTTGGCCACATTGGTCACAGTGGGTTCCCAGGTACCAGGTGCTTGATTAAGTCCAAACGCTTGACTCCACTGTACTGTTACAGGATAGTTGTCTTCAGTGCCATCCAGCAGTGTGGCAGTTAAATTACCAGCTACCAAGATACAGCCCACGTTGGGGGTGGTATACAGTCGCATAAAGCCAGCTGAGACTCTGCTCCAGGCTGGATTGTAATTCCAGGAATATTCTGGACGCACTGTACCCACACTGCCGCCTGGGTAAGTGGCTGTGGGACTTGCAATGTAGTTCACAGTGGTAGTAGTGCATGACGCCACTTTAAAAGTACCATTGAAGAATGTGTTGACGTCACTGATGGTGATACTTTCACCTGCCACATAAGGCGCAGTCACATAAGGGGTATCAAATGTGATCTGCTGTTGTGATAAACTCACATATGTGATTGTGCTGATACCCACTGGCAAGGTCTGACTGTACTGTGTCATCACAGGCACAGGTCCTGACACAACTCCTGCTTGAGTCTGACTGCCTGTTGCTGCACTTAGAAAACTCACGCTGCTGGTGTTACATGCTGTCACAGTCTGAACGCCATTGTAAGCAGTGGGCACCATGTTTTCTACAATGATCAGATCTCCTGCCACATACGGTGCTGCACTCAATGCTGTAAAGGTCAGCGTGGCTGTGGTTCCTGTGCCGCTGGCACCAGTGGTGACTTCATCATGATTCTGTGTGTCTGGCCAAAACATAGGAGCAGTTTGTGCGTCATTGAAGAATGGCACTGTGCCATTCCAATCGCCTGTGATGTTCTGTGCTTGAGTGTATGTGACAGCAAGTCCTACTGGATTGATGTTGATCCAAATGTCACCAGAACCTGGTGTGGGATTTGTTTTGTTGGCACCACGGTTGCAGTACCAATCACCTTCTGTGGTGGCCACAACAAACCAAAAGTAACCATCATTTCTGTAACCACCTGTGATGTAAGTTGGGGTTCCTGGAACATCACTTAGTATTTCTTGTTCACCACTCACGCTACGGATACCACGCACGTCTGCTTCTACGTTTAATCCTGCGTTGTATTCATTGGGGCCTAATGCTGTTGATGGAACATCAGGAGTGAAACTCATGTTTTGTAATGGAATTCTTGCTTCGTCAAAAGCGGGTTTGGTTTGTGCCATATAGGTCAGGTCCTTGGTAGTATACTATATTTAGTCAGCTCCAAGTGCTCAAGGCGACACCTACGGCGCTTCCCAGCAAGTAGGTGTCTCAACGCCTATTATCAATTGTCGTTGTGAAATATTTATCAGACTCAAAAGATCTTGTCTGCTATTTTGAACATCACCTTCAGACAGATGCAACCCACTGCAAACACCACCAGGATGGCTGTTGCGAACGCTAGGATAACCACTGTGATACCAATTAGATCTTGCATGTTAACTCCTGTTTGTTTGTGTATGTGTTTATTATAGCGCAATCGTAACGAAATGTCAAGTGTTTTCTAACAGAAAGATCTGATAAAAATCAAACAGTGGTCCAGGCACACGCCAAATGTGCTGCATAAAAACAACACTAATACTTGAGTAGTCTTAATACTTTAGTTAAGTTTCAATTGGTCCAACAGAGCCTGGGCGTCTGCTTTGACACGGTCTCTCCATCGTTGCTGACGTTCTTTATTACTGACGGGACCACCTGGCTTTAGTGGACGGCCCATTTTCTTTTTTGGTTGTTTAATTTCTGTGTTCATTTCTATTCCTTTTGTTAACAAGTTCATCGCGGAACTCTCTCTTGCTCTTTGAGTCTTTCTCATAACCCCTTTGACTCCCTCACGAGTGCAACGAAGTGATCCCGCAGGGGAAGAAACAGGCGAAGCGTCAGTGGTTTTGTGAAGCAAAACGCTGACTACTCTTTATACTTCTTAATACTACTTAATACTGTTAATACTGTATTATGTTAGCGCCTTGACAGATAGAAAACGGGCTAGTCTATCATTGGCACTTTCACCCACTGTGGGCGTAAACTGTAGTGGATCCAGTAACCAAGTATCATGTGCAATAAAGCCCCGTGCCTTTTGTGCTTTACTCAGTTTGGTTGGCAATGTGGTGATGCGTCTGAAGTGTCCAATTTGCAATCCAAATGTCATTGAACCACGATCAAAGAAACCAAACACAGCAGGGTTTAAGGGCTTGTATCCTGGGCGTCCTGGAATGAATGCACCTGTTTCGCGACCAAAGCCACTGCGCAAATATGCCTGCTTCCAAGTGGGATTATTGGCACTGGCAATCTCAGTGACTTCACTGCCAAGACTGGCTCGTTGAGCCAGCATAAAGTCTCTAATGGGAATCTCACCATATTGCAAACACAATTCAGTTAGGTCATACTCTTGTTTGCGTGTATTGCGACTGCGTCCTTGCAGTTTCATTTTTAACATCAGCGCACAATCACCCCAGCGTTGAGTCTTGTCTGTTTTGCATTGTATAGTTGCTTCTACGCTCTTGCCTTTTTCAGTAGCCCATTCTCCAATGGTAACTTGTATAGCATGCCACTTTAGGTTGGGGTCATATAGTGCAGGCATTACGCCTGGCATTAATTCATCTGTTGTCATTGCTTATTCTCCTGTGTCAAACAAGTCTTCAACCATCTCTTGTAGTTTGGCAAACTCTGCTAACACCTGTTCCTGCGTTGGGCGAGTGCGTTTGGCTGCTGGCTGTTGTTCTTTAGTTTCAAACGGACGCTCACTGATTTCTGCAATGATGTCCTTGATGGCCATTGCCGCACGGAACATGGGCTTGTTGCGTCCAGTTTTGTCGTAGGGTTTGGTTATGGCCTTGTCTAGATCAATGCGCTTGGCAACTTCCACTGTGTCTTCATGAATGTAAGTGTGTCTAGCAAATGCACCTGGTGCACCTGCTTGTAAGTCATTGTAAATCTCACACCAGGCTTGCCATGTACTTGGTGGCACTGAGTGTATGCACTGCTGCCAAAAGTCCTTGTCGTTAAACACATTGCCATTTAGGTGGCGCCAGTGTGGACGCATGGTGTTGACCCAAGCGTTGACTTGGTCGTATCGTTTGATAAATTCTTGTTCGTTCATTGTAGCCCTTTGTTCTACAGCACTTGATCTTTGTGCTGTTGTTTAATTATATATGATTCGTAACGCAAAGTCAATGGGATATGGCGAAATAAATGCATTTTTTGATTGACATCTGTTGAGCAAGGTGGCATAATTAGTATATGCACACAATGCAATGTTGTGTGACAGGATTACCGTTTTTTGTGTTTTTTATAGCCATTTTAAATGCCTTTGGTAATCTGGTAAATTGTGCCTGTGTGTTCTGATCAAACACTTACCGCTTAAAACGCAAAAGGGCCTTTTATTTTAAAATAAAATAAAAGCCACTATTTTTTCTATTTAACATGGTATGCATCCAGACTCCAACTGATTGGTAACTTGAATGTTTTGTTAATTTGTTATTAAAGTAATGTTTCGCAGCCAAAGTCCTTGAATCAAACGGACCTTCTGGTGTCATAATAGGTTTGCTTTTATGAGACTTTTTACTAATTTTTTCTTTTGTTTCATCAGATAATTTTTTACCAGTGTTAGCAATTGACAAGTTTTTCTTATGTTCATCGCTCAATTCTAATCCTTTATTCCAGGCTGGAATATAACCTTTTTTAGCAATAGTTTCTTTTTGTTTTTGTTTTGCCTCTTCGCTTGTTGGTTTACCACGCTTTGCATCTGCGGCGGCCTGGGCACCAATTACAGCAATGCGTTTGTTTTTTTCACAAAGTTGTTGCCATTTAATTGGATCCTGGCGTAGTAAGTTTGCTCTTTCATTAGCAGCAACAATCCTGTTATCGCTAGTTTTTAACTTCTTCGCAGTCAAGCCAGCAAGATACTGTTCAAGTTCTTTGTCCATTTAGATACCTGCTTTCTTGTATTCTGCTTCCAACAAAGCCTTGGGCAACTTGCCTGCCCTGCCCATACCAAGAGTTCGCTTGAGTTCCTGACGAATCTTGGCTTTGATCTGCATAGTTGCCTTGGTACTTTCCTTGTGTTGTTTGCCATTCATACCATGTGTATCAGATTGATATGATCCAGTTGCTCGTCGTGTAGCCGCAATCTTTTCAACTACTTCTACAGGACGCTTTTTGCCTTTGCTTGCTTCGCTACGAGCCTTACGACCTTTAGCGGCTGCTTCCTCACCAATAAGTTCTTCTAGAGTTTTGCCACGCATAGAATTGCTAATACGCTTTTTGTCATTTGCAGTTAAAGGATTTTCTTCTCTAAATTTACGACTGCGTTCTGATGATTGCTGTTTATAAACAGGATCATTACGAGTAATAATATTAACATCACTTTGGCGGGCCTTCTTATCAGTTAGTCCAGCAAGATATTGTTCAAGTGCTTTGTCCATAATTAACCTTTCAATTTTTCCCAACGAGTAAGATATGCATGACGCTGTGGATAGCGTTCCATAACATCCCACAATTTTTCTTCAATAAAGCGCAAGCTATGTTCGCTTACACTATCCCAATTATCCCAGAGCCAATTTAGCATTTCAAACTTTTGATCAGAAGTTGAACCAACGCACATACCAGGTGCATTCCAAAGTACTTCAGCAATCCATCCCCAGTATACTTCTTTAGACATAACCAAATCTTCATAGTTAACACGACTACGAATAGCACTACGGTTGTTTAATTTAATCCAACGATCGCTACCAACTGGATGCTTGGCTAATTCTGTAGCACCTGGCAATGGTGTATTCATAGTAAAGATAAACTTTAGACTTTTGTTGAAAGGAATCACAAAACCAGTGCGGTCTGGTGATAGCGCCTTGAAATAGTCAATAGCTTGTTTTTCAATGTCATCTGCTTGATCATATTGAGCACCAAGACTTTTGTTATATTCTAATCTATCGCCACTCTTTTTATCCATAGCGTTTTTAAACATATCCAAAAACTCACTGTTGGCTTTGAAGATAGCATTAAAGTCATCAATGTAAAATACAGTCTTAGCTCCTGTCATCTCACCTTTCCAACGGGCCACTGCCACCAATTTAACAAACGCCCAAGTTGTCATACTTTGTTTAACAGGCACAAAATCAATATCTGGATATCGCTTTGCTGTTTCTTCAACAAACCATGTTTTACCTACGCCTGGTTGACCTGCAATATACAAGTGATGTTTCATACGGTCAAAAAAGTCTACTACTGATTCTTCAAACAAGTCACGATAGTCTTTACCTTGCAAATGATAGCCCTGGTGACTTTGACTAAAGTATGTGTTAAACGCTGGCGCTTTGGGAGCTGCCTTTTTTGCTTTTGTTGCCATTTCTTTTCCTTAAAATTAGACTGCACCTTGCTGTCTATGTAGTAATTATACGATCAATTCATACTACTGTCAACCAGTTTATGCTGAATTCTTAATCTTTTTGTGTTGTATTTTTACAACATTTCCCACCATTTGAGCACTGATCTGCGGCAGATACGCTACATACAGTATGAGCAACTTTTACAAAGAACAAGTGTCCAAATGTCACTTACTAATAACAATGTATCTGAATGATGCAATAGCAAATCCCAATTGCAAAGGTGGTTATCAAGCCATCCAAGTTATGAAAAACTGTGTGGATGATGCTTACAGTCAAATACTTGGTGGAGAAGGTTTTAATTTAGACCTTGACTTGTCTGATTCAGAAGAAGATTAAATCTGACCTGATTTACCCCCAACAGCGGCACCGCTGTGTATGAAAAAAGCCCCAAATTCTGGGGCTTTTCCTTAGACCTGGCGAAAACACACGATTCAGTATACTGGGTACATGGCCTGGAATTTTCAGGCGTTTTTCTTAAGGTTTATTGTTCTACCTGGCAGCATCTGACTCACTGTGAAGTCAGTGGTATTGTAAGTGGCGTTTAGTCTGCAGGCCAAAGCAACAGCATGTCCAGGTTCTGGAAAACTGGTCTTGCCATATTTGATACCTTGATACAGCCTGGCTGGATCATGCTTGCGCAATTTTATAGGGCGCCCCTGATACAGTACTGCATACACTGCTGAGCTTTCACAGATTTCAACTATAATGTTTCCATCCAGGTGACTACAGATATGTGTTGGTTGAGGACGGCTCATCGTTTTGCTCCACGCATTAAACGATACACATAACTTTCACTGGTTTCATATTTTTCAGCTAGTTCTATGGCAGTTGCTCCAGCACGATAATCAGCAATCAAAGCCGTGAGATCAATAGGTACTCTACGTTCGCTCAGCACATCGCCATTGGTCCATTTCTTTTTAACGTATTCAATGTTGGGACTGGGTATGTCCAACTTACGAGCAATTTCTGAAGGCTTTAGTCCTTTATCCAACAGCGCATATATTGCAGCGTGATCCAATTGCCTGCGTTGTGGCTTTTCACTACTTGAAGCACGAACACTTTTGTTCTCTGGCCGTTTCCACCAGGTGAATACAGCACCAGATTCTTGATATACTTTGACCCAGTGTGAAACTTCATGATAAGGAACAGCAGCCGCAATGCCAACAGCAGGCAATAACTCTTTGTTATTTTTACGAATCATGTGTTGTGTGCCAGGTATGCCAAACCAACGAATTAGTTCACGATGAGTGCCAGTGGCAGGTAATCCAGTAACAGGCAAATACCAGATGCCCGCCACTGATATTTCTGGTGGGGTTATTGAACTTTCGTGGAATGTGGTATCATCTAAGTTTGATACATTTAAAGCTCGCCGTAGCCAGCCACGGGGACTACCCAAAGGGCCAGTGACTCCTAAGGTAGTTGCAGTTGAGGTGTTTGTCCAGATGTCTTGTTGCATCTGATATGTATGCTGTTAAACATCTGGAGTTTATCCTCACTTGATATGAGTAATCAAATAGCCCAGCATGCCTAGTAGTGCCGCCACCACAGTGCCAGTTACTGTGACCATTGTTTTAAACTTTTCGTCTTTGGCACTGCTTAACATTGCTTTGATTTCATTGAACTGACGATCGTTGCTGAGTTTGAGTGAGGCCATATCAGAGATCACTGCGTCCAGACGTTTTTCCACACGGTCCATTCTGTCTTCCAACTGCTGATAACGCAGTTCGCACAGATCCACGTGAGTGCTTAGGCTTTCTCTTTCTGACATCTCTGTTGTTCCTTTTTTACAATTCGTTTTAATTCTTGTTCACGCAACAGCAGTCGCAACTGTTGCAACTGCCGCACACTGCGTAATTCTGCTTTGTTTATTACAATGTGCGATAAATCATTTTTTCTTGGGGGCTGTTCTTGCCTGGGCTGCTTTAATGGCTCGCATTTGCTTTTCTGCTCCTGTTTTTGTAGGATAAGTTTTGCCTGTCGTGCCATACTTGTAGCCCCCTTTTACTTTGTTTATTGGCATATTATGCTCCTACTGGGATTAGAGTTAAGAACACACTGGCTGCTCCTGGACGAGGAGCAGCAGCCGCAATGAATGGCAATGTTACTGCGATATCACTTACAGCATACATCAATTCATAGTAATCTGTAATGGTTGTGACTTCTACCATGTTGTCCCATCCAACAATCAATGCTCCATCAGCCACAGAGGCTTTTGGAACAGTAAAATAACCAGCACTGTTACTAATATCAGTGCCGTTCTTTCTCCACCAGAATGTAACTTCGTGTTCCTGAGCATTGTCTGAGTTTTGAACCTGAGCACTGAACTGTAGTTTATACATGCCCAGGGCATTGGGTTGTATTCTGCTGGTGTTGGTAGTTGATGCAATGTTAGCAAAGTCTATTGTGGAATTGACGCCTTGGAATGGAACTGCATAAGCAGTATCAGCAACCGCTGGCGTAATAGTGGCATCATGCTGCCACTGTCCAAACACACGGTTGTAACTAATTTTATTGCCAACCAAAGCCACGCCTGCCGCTGTTTGCAATACCACTGAGTCAGTTTTAATTGTGGTAGCCAATTGTGTAAATTCAGCAGTATTAGCTGTGGTGCCACCACCAACAGGTGTTGTGCGAATCGTAGTGCTGGCTCTGCTACCAACATAGATACGGTCAGTGTCAGCAGTGAATGAGTCAGCACTGACAGTCATGCCAATTTCATTGTCACCACTTGACTTGTAAATGCAATCAAAACGAGCCACATTGGCAAAAGTTGAAGTGCCGCCTACTCCCAAGCGAAAATCAATACCATCATTATCTTGCGGACCAGTTTGATCAGTTCTACTGTAACGAAGTGTAAGTCCAGGCACATTCGCGGCAACTGCACCAGTTCTACTAAAACCAGCGGCTCCAGCACCAACAAAGTTAGCACCAGTTGAAGCCAAAGTTAGATAGTTGGTTGCAGTTAATGTACTACCAGTAATAACTTCATTGGCAAATGTGTAAGTCGCACTTTTAAAAGTAGCAGCACTTGCAGTAAGATCCATAAAGTTGAATCTGTTGGCCACACTCAGATTGGTTGAATTGGCAAAGCCGCGAACTCTAAAGCCCATACCTGCTGCCGTTACAGTTCTTGTGGCTGCAATTGTTCCACCTGACGTAAAGCCAGTTGTTGCATTGGCGTAACTGATACTGCTAGTAGTAGCAGCAGTTAAAATGTAAGTGCCATTGTAGCCACTTGGAGTCATACCTGCAATGGTCACACTTTGTCCCACCACGTATGGTGCTGTGTTTTGTAACGTAAATGTCAATGTTGCAACTGAACCTGTTCCTGATGCACCTGTTACTGTGGTTGTGACTGCACCTGAATCAACAAAGGTCTGACGAGCATAACCTTGTGCTTGTAATGGAGTTATTGAAGCAGTTCCAGCACCTTGATTTACTGAAGCAATGGTATTTGCCCAGTTTGTAGTTCCATAACCATCATAGTTCATTGTGCCCATGACCTGATTGATTGAGGCTGCTGTGGGCGCACTATTTGTTCCATTTGCGCCACGAACAGCAAATGCCGCACTTGCTTGAACGCCAGCAGTTGTATCACCACTGTAATAAATTGCTTGAATTGCAGGCGCATAACCTGCACCGTTGCCACTTGACACTGCATAAATGCCGTTTTGTCCAGCAAGAGTTGTTAGTGGAACAGGTGGTGGTGTCCATGCAGTATTACGAGTGGCATACAATTGACCCAACACATAATTGTCATCTGTTAAGTTTGCGTTTACTGTGTTGAATGTGACATCAGCTGTGGTAGCAACACTTTGTCCAATTGCAACACTTAATTCGTTTGCACTTGTTTGTGCAACAGTAACACCAGTGCCACTTGCAATTTTAACTGTGTCAGTAGTGGAATCTGAGCCAACTAGATTTAAGTTGGCACCACCTGTAGTGCTTGACGCATCAATTGTGTAGGTTGTGTTTAAGTCTGGCAAGCCATCAACATAACTCTTGGTTGTCAAGTCAGTGCCAATGGTGGGGCCTGCTGGGTTAACTGTGGCGTAAACAGTTGCGTTATCAACAAATGCTAGACTTGTTCCGCTGGGTCCTACCGTGCCACCTGTGTATAGGCCAGTTTGAACACGCAGTGGATTAGCACCGCTGTTACGAGCCTGAATGTTAATGAATGATCCGTTGTCTAGATCACTGCTACTAAACGCTGAAATAGTAGCAACTGCACTTGGAGTTGCGTTTGGTCCAATGGCTCGCATGCCTGAAGTGTTGCCAGTAGTACTTTGAAAGTTTGGACGATTTAAACGGTTGTTGTCTTCAGAATATAAAATGTCTGCGGCCTGTGCAATGTTAATAGCAGTACCACCAACAGTCAAGTCATTGTCAATGGACAAGCTACCTGTGCTGTCTAGAACCATTTTGGCGTCGCTAGCAGCGCCTGCTTGCATTAGGCCAAATCTCATGCTAAAGTCTTCACTGCCAACAGTCAAGTCTGTTGAAGTGACAGCAATAAAACCTGCTGACTCAGTGTTACCTGGTTGCGCTTCAACTTGGTATTCCAAGCTGTTGCCAAATCCCACAGTAGGAGTGCCTGAGCTTTGAACTGCCAAAGTCAAACTTCTTGAATTGCCAGTGGTATTGACAGTGTTTCTTGTTATGCTAGTTGCTGCGTTGGTTTCACTGGTAATATTAACATTGCTGGCCGCAGCCGCAGTTATGTTAAGATCACCAGTAGTGGTAGTAATTGTGTTGGCAGTTGCAACACCAATTGTGATTGCATCCAGTGTGGCACCAGCAAATGTTGGCGTGCTGGTTGTGGCAATACTTTGTGGCAGGCTCAGTGTGACAGCACCTGTAGGACTTGAAGCAATAACTTGATTGGCTGTGCCAGTGATGCTGGTTACACCTGATCCAGCAACCAATGCGTCAACATAGGTCTTTGTGGTCAAGTCAGTGCCAATGGTGGGTCCTGCTGGGTTAACTGTGGCATAGGTATTTGTGTTGTCAACAAACGCAACGCTTTTGTTGGTTGCTGTGGCCACATTGGCAATATATTCACCAGTAAGAATACGGAATGTATTTGTTAAAGCACTACCACGAGCCTGTATTGCTAAGAATTCAGTGTTGGCTGAATCACTTGAATTGTTAACGCTCAGTGTTGATGTTGCATTGGCAGTTGCGTTTGGTGCTCTAACTCTAAAGCCTGAACTGTCGCCTGAAATACTTTGCACTTCTGGTCTGTTTGCACGATCATTGTTTTCACTGTATAAGAAATTTGTGCTAGGCGCCATGTTGATGTTTACACCACCAACAGTTAAATTATTGTCAATGGCCAGGCTACCTGTGCTGTCCAGGATCATTTTAGTAGTATATGCAGAACCATTCTGCATCAAGCCAAACCCCATTGAGAAATCTTCACTGTCAGGTGTCAGGTCTGTGCTGACAACATTGATAAAACCTGCTTGCTCAGTGTTGCCTGATTGTGCTTCAATTTGAAAATCTAAAGTGTTACCAAATCCCACAGCAGGAGTTCCTGAACTTTGAATTGCTAAGGCCAGAGTTCTTGTGCTAGTATTGGTGTTGCCTGTATTTCTTGTTATTAGTGTAGGTGCGGCAGTGCCACTAGTAATTTCTACGCCATTAGATCCTGTGGCTGTGATAGCAAGATCGCCTGAGGTAGTTGTAATAGTGTTATCTGTAGCAACACCTATTGTGATGTTGGCAAAGTCGCCGCTATCACCAGTTACAGATCCACCTGCTACAAGATTGTTGCGAACAGTAGTTGTGCCTGTTACATCACCAAGTTCTAATGTGGTTGCACTATCAAACGCATAAATTGTTGTTGGAGCATTTAACAACAAGAATGTTCCAGTTGTATCAGTGAATAGTGTGTCAGCACCAACTAAACCAACTTCACCTGTTGCTGAACTTAGTTTTAAATTACCAGTTGTAGTTGTAATTGTGTTGTCATCTGCTACACCAATAGTGATGTTGCCAAACTCAGCACCAGGCACAACAAATGTGCCATTGACTACCAAATCATTATTAATTGTAGTTGTGCCTGATGCTGCACCAATGTTTACTGCTGTGGCAGCAAGTCCTAAATTAACAGTTGTTGCGTTGGCAGGAAAAATGTTGCCAGTGTTTGCTGTGGTTAAAATGTTGCCTGACAAGACATACAAGTCTCCGCGAACAACTACATTGCCAGAACTGTCTGGAATAGGCGTGCCAGCTTCACCATACAAACTTGTTGAGTTGCTTGAACTTGAGTTTTGTGTGGTCACTGTGCCGTATAAACTTGAACTACTTGTCATTTGTGATCCTTATTTGATGTTGTATTGGCGATACTGACGAGGTTGCCATACGCTGGTTAAACGAGTGTGTCCACCTGACCATTTGCCTAAATTGTTTTGATCTTCAACCGTGTTTACTGCTTCAGTAAACTTGGCTTGATACACTGCGGCATCAGTCTCATTGTGACGCTTGATGTAATATTCACGCAGTGTAGCGTATACATAACCTTCTGGCCATGTTTGTAACACTGCGTTGTTTTGAACTGTTAAACCTGTTTGTGTAACACCTGTTACTGTGCCTGCAATTGGGATTGTTCCACCTGTTGCAGTGTATGAGATACTGGTAGCACTTAAAATGCTGGCCACAGTGTAAACACCACCCACACCCAATTTGCCAGTGCCATTTGCAGCGTAAATTTCATCACCAACTTCTAAATCACCAACACTGGTCATACCTGTAATTCTAGCAGTCCAAGGACCTGTGCCAGTAATAGTGCCTACTGTACCAGTGGCACTGATAACTTCATCTGTAACAGGTGCAAACAACAGCGGCCATGCTTTGTAGTAATACATGTTGATCAAGTCACCTTCAGCAATGTAAGGCAAGAACTGATAGTTGTTGTATACTTCTGAAAACTTACCACGGATAACTGCTGGAACGTTTACTGGCTGCAAGTATAACTGAGCAATCATGCTTTGTGTAATAATGTCACGATCACCAATGCGATCATAAACAATCCAAGGACCAGTTGAACTTGAAGCATTGCCAGTTGTTGAGAATACCAATGTGCCACTTACTGTGCCACTATTAGCAACACTTAATGTGATGGTAGCACCTGAGATACCTGTGCTTACGTTAGTAATTGTGGCGTTGCTGCCAATGCCTGTGCCAGTTACCAACATGTTGTTTGATATTGATCGTGCTGGCGTGCTGGTAAGAACAATTGTGAATTGACCACTAGTACCTGTGGCAGTGGCAGTTGTTGTTACTTGTTGACCTTGTTTGAAAAACAAGATAGGCTTGTTCATATCACCTGGAATAGGAACACGACCATTTGCGTCAGCAACACCAATATTTTCTATTGCGTATGGATCACTGCGTAGTGCTGGCAGTTCAATGTTACGCATTGACATCTCTGCCATAAAGATACACTGTTTAACTTCTGTATCATTTGTGCTGCCTGTAAAGTCTTTGATGAAACTTACTAAAGCATCACCTGTTGGAATTGTAAACATTTAGTTTCCTTTAAAATATTTCTTCTCACCTTTTTTAGTTGGGTATGCAACCGCAACTGGGATAGGCAATTTACCACCTGGGTAGCACACATATTCAGGATATTCTGCTTCTACTACTTTGTAGAATTGTGCTTTGAGTGTTCTGTCATTCTTTAATGCTGCCCAAGGAATGCCATCAAAATATTGATCACTAATACGAATACTAATAACAGTGGGCAGTTCCATCCATTTGAAACTTAGTTTGCCATCATCGCCAATTGGTGCTAGTGGATCTGGAATGCCAAGTTCAGCAGCATGTCTGTAATTCTTTACACGTTGTTTTACTTCATCAGTATTCTGTTGTTCGCGTGTGATGTAGAACTTGCCATCTTGACGACCAGTGGTGACTTTAATGTTGTTGCCTTTGTTCCAGGCAGTTCTGCTCCAATCGCCTTTCATGCTGCGGTATAAGTCATCATTCTTAAGCAGTTTATCTGCCATGCCATTGTGGTTTGTGATCATGCCGCCATGATCTTGACGCCAGTAGTCAAGGTTCTTTTCTGGGTCGTTGTTGTCTAGATATTCTGGATTGTTGTTTTCGCTCATAATGTTATTTAGTGTCGTAAGAAAGGGCTCCTAAGAGCCCTTTCGTATTCACCCAAAATTCGTTAAGAATTAAGGAGTAACATCGCCTGCACCAAAGTTTACACGACTTACCAAAACCGCTGGACGGGCTGCTGGTAAAGAAGCTTGTGCTACAGTTCCTGCAGTGATGTTGTTCAACATACCAACACCAGCTGGGTTACGCACGATTAAACATCCCTCCATAATGAACTGATCTAAACTAGCGTCAGCGTTTGAGAACACTTCGTTGTTAGGACCTAGGTCACGCAAGCTACCCCACTGAATAACATCATCATTCAAGAAGTAAATGCTGTTGCTTACACCTGCTTGATCCATGATCCAAGAATCGTGAATTTCGTAGCTGTAGTTGAAGTCACCTTCGTAAGTCTGGATTGTGTCACCACGTGCTGAGTCAACACGGTTGATACCACGACTTTGTGCAATGTTATCACTGATACTTGTGCGTAGACTTGTTGGAGCAACAACAGTACGGATCTTAGCGTTGTAACGCTGTTCAGCAACTGTTACCAACTGCTTGTATAACGCTGGAGAGAAATACTGGTTAGTAAATGTGCCAGAGTAGAATGTAGAACCGTTAGCATAAATGCGTAATGCATTTGTTGCTTGAACAACACTGTCAGTGTCTTCGTTGTTGATGTTGGTGTCTAAGCCACTAACTGTAGTACTAGTAGTGTTGAACGACTGAGTGCCTGCGAAAGAACTCAATGAACCCATACGACGACCAGTTTGACCACTTGGCAAGCCAGAAGCAGTGCCTGTTTGACCAGCATACTTAGTACCAATTTGGTCGTTACGAACCAATTGCATTTCCACGTCAAACATCAATTCAATCAATTGCTTGACTTCCTGGTATGCTTGTGGATCACCACCAGCTTGCATAACTGCGCGAGCTGTACCGCTGGATGCGATAACTGTGCTGAAAATTTGTGTGTAGTTACCCAAGTTGTAACGACTGTTAGATTCAGCATTACCTGTACTAACTGCTGCGCCTTCAACTTGCGCTTGAACACCAGGAGCGCGATAGATATCGTCAGTCCATAATGGTAGCGTAGAATTAACTTTACGCTTTTTGCTCATACACATGTTGAGCACTGGGGTGTCATCTTTGACACGGTTAGACACATCTAGGTCTAAGTCTTTGACAACGATGTCTGAGCCGTATGCTGTAGTACCGTTACCAATTTGACTCGTAGTAATTTCCGCCATGATTATTTTTCCTTTAAATCAATTATTATCTACCACCTCTGCCCTGTCGCAATCTTTGCAACTGAGCTACTAAGAGGTTGTCGCCAGCTTTTTTATCGCCAGCTTTGGCCTGTTCACGAAGTTTGCTGATATCACTATCTGCTCCACTGCGTCCTGGACTTGAGCCTTTGCGCTGAGTTAATGCTGCCATGCTAGACCCTGCTGATTTAGCAGAGGGTTTATCCCTGTATCGTAATCCATCTCTGACAAGGCTCAATAGGCCTTCATCACTTGAGATCAAATCAATATTGGGAACTCCTGGAATGATTTCACCTTTGGCTTCAGGCCACAGCTTTGTGATCTTGTCGCGAACTTCATTAAACACATAATCGTTTTTCAACTCTTTGTCTTTGAAATTCTTACGAGCATGACTCAAACGCTCTGCTACCTGTTGTGTACGCACTTGTCTAAACTCATCCACTGCTGGCTTTAGACCTTGAATAGTCGTTTGCTGGCTGCGAATGTATTGTTCATTCTGTTGCATACTTGCCTGAATCCTTGCTACTTGAGCAGGATCCTGTGTTCTACTTAATTGCTGCTGAAACGTTGTCTGGTAACCTTGAGTTTTCAAGATTTCATCATACGCTCGTTGCAACTTGGGCTGAACAGTGAACTCCATCGCTAGAGTTAAACCTTCTTGTCTTGCACGTACATCATTCAAATACTCATCAAATTCTGCTCGTTCAATCTTCAGTTGGCGTGCTTCTTCGTGTATTGCAGAACCCTGACCTAAAATTGCTGCGGCTTTCTTAGCATCAATAACTACTTCTTTGCCATTTTTCATGAACTTGAATTTGGCGTTAGGATTACTATCCGCAAATTCTAAGAAGTCAATTAATTCATCTGATGAAGAATCTGTACTAGTGTTGCTTACAGCATCATCGTGCTGGGCTTGACTTTCTAGATCGTCGCTTGCATATTCAGTGTCGCTTGATTCAGCAACTTCAGCATCAGCATTATCGCTGGGTGCCACAGGGTTTGAAGATACTGCCGTATCGTCTGCTCCTGTTGCAGTTTGTTCAGTAGGTCTAATTTGATTACGTAATGTGCTTTCACGCATTGCGGTCATCTTAGCAGCTATTGAGTCTAAACTTGGAACTGCACTTTGTTCAGTGCCCGTGCTCTGCGGAGCATTAGGGGTGATCGTGTCTGTCATATCTATCCTTAAATTGTATAAGGGTCCTTACGGATTACCTTCACTTCTATTTAGTATCTTGTTATTGCAGGTTCTGCTGTGTACCAGCATTTTCTGCTCTAATTAATACATTTTTCTTGTAAACAGCACTTTTCAATGTGTTCACGAAACTGTCAATGCCACTTAACTGATTGGCAAGTGCAATTCGTTCTGCATTTGCTTCTGTACTGTGTGTTCTAATGTTTGCCATTACATCATTTACTTCAAATTTGAAGTGATGTATAAACATGGCCAAGTCGCGATTTGTTAAAAGAGATTCAGCAATTGAACCATAACTTTTAACAGCATCGCGCTGACCTGGCGTTAACTTTTTAGGGTTACTGGTATCTATAGTGAGACGCTTGTTGTAAGCGTCCACTGCTTCTTCACTAATCATTGCTGTTCCTTTGTAAAATCTTAACTATAAACTTTTGGATCACCAGCAGCCACTGCCATGAAGTCCAATTGGCTTTCAGCATCTTCGCCTGCAACTTCTGCAGCAATTTGCTGTGCTTTGACATCATTGAGTTTGGCCATGCTAATGTTCTTCTGATCTTCAGCACTTGGTTGCTTGTTCTTTTGTGCTTCTGAACTGCCTTGAATCATTGCTTGAATTTCTTGATCGCTTGGCAAGTATGCATCGCAATCTTTAACACCCAACACATACAGCGTATCAGCAAAAGGCTTTTTAACCTTCTTGTACATTTCTGGAGTCAATGTGCCTGCGCCAACCATGCTGGTAACTGTGCCATATAAATCATTTTGGCACTTCTGAATAATTTGTAAACGACTTAATGCGTTTTCTTCACTCATCATACCCAAGGCCAGTTCCAAGTGAATCTGTTTACGATCACAGAAGTTCATGTCATCCCAGGCCATAAAGTCCAGGAACTCTGGCTTCTTGTCTGGGTGACTTGATTGTGCTAACTTCTTAACACCATAGTCATCACCAAACTGGATCAAGGTCCGCCATACCAACCATAATGACTCACGCAGACCTTCAGCAGCGTTACGCACTGTGTTGTCTTGAATAATCTGATTAGGGCTTAATGCAAGTTGTAATTTAATACCTGAATTGCCAGCACCCATTACTTCTGGATTGAATACATCTTGTGGAGTAGTCATACCCACCATGGCCATTGTATCTTTCTGGATACGGTCCATGGCAACTTCCAAGAACTGCAAGTTGCCTGAAGGAGGAGGCATTTGGTAAATGTCTTTGCTTGGGTCAAACTTTGAGTCTAGAATAAAGATTGCGCTTTCGCCATCTTGCATCATTTCAAAATCCACGCGGTCTGGCTTGACACCAATACGAGGAGTAGCAGTTAACAAGCCCAATTGAATTTCTGCACGAGCAGCACTGGTTTGATATTCCTGCATAGGGATAACTGACTCAGCAATACTCATACCATAGAAGTTGCCAGGTAATGGCTTTGGACACATGTTGGCAACAGGGATAAACTCTACTTCACGAGCACTGATAATGTAGCTACCTGAGTAAATCAATTCTACAAGTTCTAGTTCGCCATCACCATCAATGTCATACTTGTTCCAAACAGTCACGATACTGACTTGTCTTGAGTCAGGATCTGCAGAGGCTGCTGAACTAACTGGAATACCCATAACTGGCACTGAGTCACGTGCGTGAATAGCCAAGTTGTTTAGCACTGAACCTGCTTGGTAAGCACCGTTCATATTGTATTCAGCAAACTCACGGAACTCATCTAAATTAATGTCTGGATACAAGTCCATGGCTTCTTGGATGCTCATTGGATCGTAGTAGCCACAGAAAGGTTGGTCACGCATTTCTGGCACTGTAGGATCACAAATCCAGTAGTGCTGTGCAATAGGGTGAAACTTGATATTGATGTTGTAGCCAGTTAGTTTGTATTTTGCTTTATAACTTGTATTACGACGAATAGCATCATTTACAACTGCTTCTTGGCCTTGGATGTCTTCTAGGCGCATTTCTTCGCCATCAGGCAACTGAGCATCTTCATCAATGGGCTGTTGTAATGTTGACATAAACTTGTCAGCAATACCTTGCGCAAATTCTTCTTGATGTTCACCCATCAACTGCTTTACTTCTTCCATGACTTTTGTCATGTCTACATTTGATCTACGCTTGCTCTGACGCAGTGCAGTAAGTCCTGCTTCTGCTGCTTGTAATTCAAATGCCAGTAACTGGTCAGCAGTTCCTTCAGTCTCAACATAACGAGTAATTTGTTCACGCACAGGTTTGACCATCATCATACCATTTTTGTGCATAGTACTATCCATAACCCAACGCTCTAAAATAAAGTGTGGATCATTCATCTGGTTAATAACTTTACTGACCATATTGGTTGCTTGACGTGCTGCTGTTTCGTCTTCTTCACCATCTGCTACAAAGTCAAAGTTAACTTCGCCATTGGGCATAAGTCCTTTAGTAATCACTGCTGTTGCATAATCCACAACTGGCTTTACACTGGGATGAATGTAATCAATGCCGTTAACTGGCGCTGTGGAGTCTGTGACTGCTAAACACAAATAGTGATAGTCACTGGCACGGTTAACTGCATTTTTAGTTCCCAAGTAACGCAAATAGGACGCCATTTTGACGTCCATCTGATTTTTCATACGAACAAAAATAGCATTTTGCTTTTTATTCTGATTAATCTTGTCTACTGGGATATGTTTAATATCTAACATTGGTATGTGTTCCCTTTTCTGATAACTTATTTAGCATCAATTATATTCGCCAGGTAACACGATACGCGGGGTATTGGCAGCTTCTACTGCTTGTGCATACGCTTTTGCGGTTTGTAAGTCACATGAATGACAGTACTTTGGAGCATCTTCTGCTTCAAGTTCTACAATAGTGTGCGGCACATCTGCTGTAATGCCCATTGCTTCAAATATCTTTGCGTGTCGTTCGCATAAAATTACTGTGTTGTGTTCAATTGAACACAAATATCTTGCTTCTATTGTCATTTAACCTCCAGGGCTCATTGTTTGTTTCCAAGCAGGTTTACTGCTTTGGTCTTTTGGTTTCATTAACTTATCACGGGCTGCTGCCATGCGTTGTTGTGGTGTTCTATTGTCCCAGGGCTCTGCAATGCCTTGTAGCACTGCTAGGAGAGCATAACGACATGAGTCAATTGTGTCATCTGGATCACTAAAGCGTCCTTGCTGATCCACATAGTAGTTTTGTGCGTCACTTAAGAACTTGGTGCAGTTTTCATTGATCATCAGACTGCCAACTTCCAGCATTTGTCGCATTTGGTTAATACCATAACTCTTGTGATTGGTCACACGCCCTTCTTGATCAGGCGGATTCATAATTGCTTTGTGATACACATTAAGTTCATAACTTTCAAACAGTTCACGTATGCTACTTGAACTCATGGTGTATCTGCCAGGAGTGCTACCGTCAGCAGGTAACACAATAGGAGTGCCAAACACTTCAGGACGAAGCAAATGATTGATATAATTAGAGGGCACTGCTTCTTCAATACCCTGCACAATAATTTGTCTATGTAAGTAAGCGACTCGTTCATATGGTTCCCAATACATCAAACTTATAACTGTAGCATCATTGACTAAACCCAAGTCCAGGGCAATCACACGCTGAATGTTTGGAATACGACTGAAGTCAATTTGTCCAGTAGTGTATGTGGGCCATTCTCGTAATTGGAACACAGCACCTTTACCCATAACTGGCTTACCAGCAATACGGGCTTCTCTTTCATGTGGCAAGTAGTCGCGCTCTAACTGACGGCGTGTGGCCTTCAGCAGGAATGCTTCACCCCAAGGATCATACTCAGGGCAATCATCCCAACTTACACGAATAAATTCATATCCTTCTTCTTTGTTCCAAAATTTACTTACTAGACCGTTCAAGCCTTTGAGTGGTGTAAACGAGCACAACACTTTGCCTTGAGTGGTAGCAGTTCTGGTAACAATTTCAGAGAAGAAGTCATCTGGTGGCTGTTCATCAAACACTGCCAAATTAAGTTTAAAACCTTGCAGTTGACGAACTTCCTGCGTATAGTTTGCAAACAACAAATAGCTATTAGTGCCACTTACATGTTTAACTTCTACACCAATACAGTTGGCACCATCATTACGCATGGTGTCTGTTATGATGCAGTCGCGAGGAATGAATCCTGAACCAAGATTATCTGTAATCTTAACGTCCTGCGATCCCAGCAGTTCATTCTGTAATACAAGCGCAACCTGGCTCCACCCTTCACCTGCTACCATGCAAGTGATGGGCTTGTTGAAACGATAGCCATTCCACCAATCAGGATATTGTCCTGTCAAGTGCATTGCTGTTTCAGCACATGTTGATACTGTTTTTCCAATACGGTTTGCAGCCAATATGCCACGGCGTTCGCTGTCACCTGTGGCAAAAAAAGTAAGTTGATGTGCAAATGGTCTAAAGTATTTTAATTGATTATACTTCATTTCATCAGCAACATCAATTACTAAATCTTGTAATTGGTTTTGTAAATTTGAGGGCCAGTTTTTGTAAGTTTCAGGAGCAACTGAGTTCTTGTCTAAACTATAACGCAAAGCACGAGCCATCAAAGTTTCTGTGCCAAGCATATTATTCCTTAGGGGCTGAATCTAAAAATTCAGTAATGATATCACGCAAGAAAGCAAGATCATAACGGTCAAAATCATAATCAATTTCAGTTTCGCCCAGGCCATCTTCGTTAAGACGAAAGGTCAAATGACAATGCTGTTCACTAATCCATTTGCCAATGACATCAAATCCACTATCTTCATTACTTGCTATGTTGGTCATTGCT